AGGGCTTTGTATAAATTCATACAGTAAGTCTGCTTCTTTTCTTGCGTACTTCCTATTCTTCTTCGCCATCTATCTCCTCCATATAATCTTGGAACGCTTTTGCTAAGCTATCCTGTACTTTCTTACCATTGACTTTCTCAACATCACTAGCAACTACACCTACAAACTGTGGGTTTGATATGGTAATCATCATTGGCTCGTTGTACTTGAGAGTAGGGAACGCATCACTGTAATGTATAGGTCCACGTATGCCACCTTTCTCGGTGTCTATGTTGATACCCATTCTTATGTGAGCTGCTGTGTCCATATGATGACAAGCATTAATCCAATATGTGTAGGCTTTCATATAAGCCATCTGCATATTCTCTGCAAGAATATCAAATGTAAATTGATACGGACCATCGCCAATATGTGCAACCAATACCACAGAGTAAGAAGTTACTTCCTCCTCCATGTATGGTACTGCTAGTTGCTTAGGTGCATCTTCATCAAGGCTATTCTCCAACCACTTGAAGTGGTGTCGCTTAACCCCAAAATGCACATGGTCTTCACAACCTAGTACCTTACATGTATCTAGGTCGCCATGTTCGTTTTTGATTTCGTCAGGCAAATATTCATCTGACATAGTCATGTCTTTTCTCCTGTTCTTTTTGTGTTAGCTTTTCTTACACTTCCATACCCACATGTGTAACACTGAACAATGTTGAGTACAGATGATTTGACATTGGCTAGAGTACCTGTAACTCTTAGCTTGTCTTGTCGGCAGTTATCACATAACATACTTTCTCCTTTGCTATTACTACCACGAGATACACAAGGGAGGTTGTACGTATATCAGGGCAATATGAATAAACCCTCATGTATCTCGTGCTACCCACACTTTCGGACAACAACAGGGAAATGCCTACTGATGTGGATAGCAAATATTGCCTCGCTGGTATGGTCGGTAGTACGGAGGCACTTACGGCTTGCGTAGTAACAAGCACCAGCGAGGACTTACTCTTATCGAAAGGTTATGATAAGAGAACTATGTAAATTGAATAGTTATCTGTTTCACAATAGCCTAGACCTGTAGGTATTGCAAAGCCACATCTGTCGCAGTACTTGTTCTCAATGACATGTGGCTTAGGTTTGGGATTGTCAATGCGTTCTAGGAACTCTTGCTTGCGTAGCATAGCATCGTGAGCTTCGAGCATAGCGACAATCGGCTTTGCCTGTTGTATCTGTGCATACCTATCAGTAATCTTTTCTCGTTGCTTGAGTGCATCTACAACTCGTGATAGCAGATGAGTGCAAGAGAAACAAACTGTGTTAGGTTTCACTAGCCTACGATTGCACATTAGACATGAGAAGTCCTCAGGAAATCGCGACTGCATAGCCTTCTCTCGGGGGCTTGTGTATGGTACTAAGTCTGTACCCCACCGAGATGTACGGACATTAGTGTATTTGTCGTGTATCATATTGCATTACCTTTCGTATAACCCTGCAGAAAAGAGGGATTTGATTTGTTGCTACAATAGAACAGAACTAAAAAATTGTCAAATCGACTTTCTTTTGCGGAGCCTTACAAGCTCTCATATAAATATGCGGGGGGCTGCGTAAAAAAAATTTTTGTTTTTTTTTCTATCGGATTCTGTGTAGTAGTTCGTATGTGTTTGTGTATCGTATGTTATGTATGTACATATACTATGTGTGCATGCATGTATGCGTGATGATGTCTGGTGTAGTAAGTGAGGTGCTGTGGTCTATGCGTATCCCCCGGGGAAAAATTAAAATTAAAAAAAAAGTTAAAGGTGGCTAAATTAATAACCACCTCTAACCTTAGGGCATTTAGATTAATCCCGCATTTTTAAGTATCTCTAATGCTTTAGTTATATCTGCATCTGCTGAAACTTGAGTTTCATTAGAAGTAGGTACAACTACATTAGGCTGAACTTGAATTGCAGTTTGAACATTAGGTTGTTGCCAACTTAATTCATTAGAATTATATTTAGAAACATAAGACTTATGTTCTAAGTTGGATATAAGTTCCATATATTCAGAACTGAATGCGCCATTATCTTGATAACTAACTTCAGCACGCTGAACTTGTATATCAAATAAGGCATTATCAACTCTAGATAAAGTATCACTAAAGTAAGTCATACAACTATCAGTTTGATTAAAGATAAACCAAACATTCGGCTTATCTTTAAATGTAGGAACAAATGATGCTAAGTATAAATTTAACTTAGTACCATTAAATTCAATATCTGAAGTGTTGATAGCTTTAGATATACGATAAGATTTACCTAATAACTCTACAGAGTTAGAACGATACTTACCGGTTTGATTAGCGTAATTAACTATAGCGTTAAATACATTTTTATAATTATCGCCTAAAGTTGCACTAAAATTAAGTAATGCTACCTTAGGACTTAAATTTGTACTCATACAAATCCTTTCGATAACTCTAGTTACTACTAATTTATATATTCCCTACAACTAGAGAGTAAAGAATACACCACCTAACAAAACAAATATGCATATAGTGTACGCGCGTGCGCGTTCGAACTTGTTCGATATCTTGCTATATGTATATTTGTTATCATTGTAAAGGGGAGTTTGAGGGGAAAAGCGGGAGCCCCCTCAAGAAAAGCGTAAGCAATACAAAAAGGGATAGTAGATTATTGATAAATTATATGTCTGTGGTATAGCTGAGTAGGAAGGGATTTTGAGTACGCATTAGTTGGTATTACTTAGACAAATAATAACAGTGAACGCTAAGGTGCTAGCACTGCGCGGGGAGGGCGTGTCAATGCGGGCGGGGGGGATGTGTATACAGTCATACTTTAAAGGTTATGTGGTAAGTAGGTAACGCAATATGTAACTTGGGTAGTGTTTTGAGTGGGTTACAGGAGATTACTTGTGTAATCTTAGATACACCACCCAAGTGTACACCGTTAGTACCTATTATACACTAACTTACTGCTAGTAAGTAGTGAAATAAAAAAAATCTTTCTTACTGAAGTGCTTGCGGGCAAGAGCGGGCATATAGCGTGGGCTATAAAAAAATATCTAAATATTTCTTTCTGAGGTCCTTGGGTACTGCCTTTGCCTTTCTAGTGTATAGGTCTAACCTATCAGCAGCTTTCCGACTCCCGATGCCATCTTTACCTGTAACCTCTTACTTGTAAATAATGTTTGTACTTCATTATTGCACAATATAAAATATAACCTAGTAAATATAAAATTTTTTTTAACGCACTATAATTTAGGGTCTATGAGAAAAAACACTTGTACTAAGTGTGGAAAACAAATAGAAAAAAAGAATAACAGGTGGTTGTGTGTTAATCTAATTTGTATAGATTACAATAAGACAGTCAGGAGAAATCGTGCCAGGGTACAAAAAAGCCAGGAAAAAAACTTCCAAGAGGAAGAATAAAAAAATGAGGTACTAATGAAAGTAAAAGGTGTAGATGTTTCTAAGTTGACTAAAAGACAACAAGAAACAATGAAAAAACATAGTAAGCATCATAGTAAAAAGCATATACAGTATATGTACAACTCTATGCGTAGAGGCTCTACTTTTACAGCAGCGCATAAGAAAGCGCAAAAAGCTGTAGGTAAGTAATGCCTAAAAATGTTATTTGTGCTAGGGAGGGGTGTAGCGATACACTCCCCCCAAAGCGCAGAAAGTACTGTTCAGAGAAGTGTAGTAACCACGTAAAGGTACAAAAGTATAGAGCTAAAAAGAAAGGCGACACATACGAGGAGCCTGTTAAACCTATAAACTTAGAGCGTAAGTCTGCATCTATTCGTAGAGGAGAACTATATGATAAACTTATTGACACAGGTTACGCAAAAGATTTAATTAACGAAAACATAACAATGCTAGAAGTAGCAGACGCACTAGGTTGTAGTGAAGGTCATGTATCTAGAATGCTTGCAGCATATAGAGAAGATTTACTTACAGAGAAAGAACAGGCAGAATGGGAAACACCTGAGGCTGCACTTGTTGCATTAGAAACATTTAAAGGTTTTAGAGATAGATACTTCTTAACTGAAAGAGGTAAACCATTTGAAACTGCAGACTTTCATATGAACTGGATTAACAGCATATTAGATGCTATAGATACAGGCGGACAGCAAATGATACTTAGTCCACCGCGTCATGGTAAAACAGAACTACTAATACATTTCTGTGTATGGTTGATTTGTCGTAATCCTAACATTAGAATTATGTGGGTAGGAGGTAATGAAGATATTGCAAAAAACTCAGTTATGTCAGTACTTGACACATTGGAAAACAACGAAGGGATTATACAAGATTTTTGCGGTCCAAGAGGAAGTTTTAAGCCTAAAACGAGGACGGGGAAGAGCTGGTCATCAAGCGGTTTTACGGTCGCAACTCGTACCGTATCAGGAATTAAATCACCAACAATGGTGGGGCTAGGTCGTGGCGGTAAGATACTTTCACGTGACTGCGATATTATTATTGCAGATGACATAGAAGACCACTCATCTACAGTACAACCTGCTGCTAGACATAATACAAAGAACTGGTGGACTACTACATTAGGCAGTCGTAAAGAGGAACATACAGCTATGGTTGTTATAGGTTCTAGACAGCACCCTGATGACTTGTACTCTGCATTGTTAGAAAACGAAGCATGGGAATGCATAGTAGAAGAAGCACATAGTTCTGAGTGTATGAAACCTGAAGACGATATAGAAGAACATACAGACTGTATGTTATGGACAGGATTTAGAACTTACAAGTGGCTAATGAGTCGTAGGTCTGATGCACAGACTACAGGTGGTCTTAATAGATATGAAATGGTATATCTTAATAAAGCATTTCAAGCAGGTGCAGTTTTATTTAGACCGGATGTTATAGAAGCATGTTATGACTACTCATCTAGAGTAGGAGATGTGCCACAAGGTTATAGACTTATAGCTGGACTTGACCCTGCTGCAACAGGTTATCAAGCTGCATTTTTATGGGGTGTAAACATAGATGCTAATAATGATTTACATATGCATCTAGTAGATATAGAAAATCATAAGGGTGGTGGTATATCAGAGGCGTATAGAATTATACAAGAGTGGTATGAACGGTACCATTGTTTTCACTGGGTTATAGAAGAAAACAACTTTCAAAAAGCTATACGTCAAGATAAAACAATAAAAGAACTTTGTGCTAATACAGGTATAGTTTTAGATGGACATGAAACTTACAAAAACAAATGGGATGACAGTATGGGTGTTACAACTCTAGTTCCTTTGTTTGAACAGAAACAAATTACATTACCGTACAATGATGCAGAGTCACAATATAAAACTACTATGTATAAAAAGCAGTTAGTAAATTTTGCTAGTAAATCTAGATACGCAAAGTCTGACTTAGTTATGGCTAGT